ATCCCGGAGATAGAAGACAAGTTCGATAGCGGCATCGTTAAAGCCGACATCACCATGCAGCACGAAGAGCTGCTAACGACAGTCTTGTTCGTCGTCAAACTCGGACCTGACTGCTACAAAGACGCCTCACGTTTTCCAAGTGGCCCTTGGTGCAAACAAGGGGACTTCATCTTGGTCCGGCCTCACGCTGGGACAAGGCTGAAGATCCACGGACGAGAGTTCCGCATCATCAACGATGATTCTGTCGAAGGGGTTGTAGAAGATCCTCGCGGCATTTCACGCAAATAAGGAGAAGTCATGGCAACACAAAAGCCTGAGAATCAAGAGATTACAGTCGATATCGACAGTACGGCAGAGGAAGTTGAAGTCTCTGTCCAAGATGACACTCCTGAAGATGATCGCGGCCGAGAGCCCATGCCAGAAGATCTGGTTAAAGAGCTTGAAGAAGACGAGCTCGAGGACTACTCGGAAAAAGTGAAGTTCCGCCTCAAGCAGATGAAGAAGGTTTGGCACGATGAGCGCCGAGCCAAAGAAGCTGCTGATCGCGAGCGTTCCGAGGCCGTTGCTTTTGCGCAACGACTGATGGAAGAAAATAAAGCACTTAAAACCAAGACCAGCAAGTCAGAACAAGCCCTCTATGAATCGTACAAAGACTCGGTTCAGCGAGAGCTTAAAGAGGCGCAAACGGCTTACAAGCAGGCGTTTGAGTCTGGAGATTCTGACCAGCTCCTCGATGCCCAGCAGGCTTTGACAGCCGCACAATATAAGGTTGCGCAAACCAGCAGGGCAGAACAAAACGCTTTACAGCGCGAGGAAAATGAGGTAAACATACGGAATCAGCAGGAAGAAAGGCCCGTTATTCCAGCGGACCCGCGAGTAAATGCGTGGCTAGAGCGCAATTTATGGTTCGGGAAAAATCGCGTAATGACGGCTATGGCCCTAGGCCTGCATGAGGAAATGGTGGAAAAGCATGGGATGGCCTATGCAACCACGGATGAATACTACAACCGCATCGACAAGACCATGCGAGCGAAGTTCCCCGAGGAATTCACCGAAGAAACGCAGACTGGGGGCGGCAAGCCTAGTCGCAGCGCAAACAAACCTGCCACCGTGGTAGCTCCGGCTTCACGAAGCACAGCTCCCAAAAAGGTTGTGTTGACGGAGACACAAGTGCGCCTTGCCAAGAAATTTGGCATCACGCCTGAGCAGTATGCTCGTGAGTACATGAAACTGGAGAACCAAAATGGCTGAGAATAGACTTGCACGCGAAGTACAAACCCGTAGCTCTTCTGAGCGCCCCAAACAATGGGTGCGTCCGGAGGCTTTGCCCCAGCCGGATAAACAGCCGGGGTATGCTTACAGGTGGATTAGGGTTGCAATGGTTGGACAGAGTGACGGTAAAAACGTCTCCTCCAAGTTCCGAGAGGGCTGGGAGCCTGTAGCAATCGAAGAGCAACCTCAATTCAAGCTGCTAGTTGATCCCAATAGTCGATTCAAAGACAATATTGAGATCGCAGGTTTGTTGCTCTGCAAGATGCCCGTGGACTTCGTGGAACAGCGGACGGCATATTTTGCCAAGGCTACCAAGGACAACATGGACGCTGTGGACAACAATTTCTTGAGAGAGAGCGATGCGCGGATGCCACTCTTTAGGGAGCGGAAGTCTGCGACTAGCTTTGGCAAAGGCAATTAACTTTTAGGAGTCTTTAATGGCTTATCCCACCGTAGACGCCCCTTACGGGCTAAAGCCGATCAATCTGATCGGTGGTCAGGTGTTCGCCGGCGCAACTCGCCAGTTCCAGATTAACCCTGCCGGGTTTGCTGGAAACATCTTTTATGGAGATGTGGTGAAGCTTGTTTCGACGGGCTACCTGGAGAAAGATACTGGTCAAGCGACCGCTACCCCTGTTGGCATTTTCCTAGGTTGCTCCTATGTGAATGCTCAGGGTCAGACGATCTTTGCTCAGTACTACCCCACTGGTTACGCTGCCCCGACCGGGACGGTGATTTCCGCTTTCGTTGCAGATGATCCGGACGTTCTGTTTAAAGCAGTTCTCGTCTCTGGTCAGACTGAAGACGGAAACGGTTTGACCCCGACCTACCTGGGCCGTACCGTTATTGGCAGCAATGCCGAGCTGGTGCAAAACACTGGCCTGACCTCGACTGGTAACAGCCGCGTCGGTATTTATACCGCTGCTGGTGCTACCACCACTGCGTCTCTCCCGATTCGCATCGTTGATGTCGTGCCTGATACTGCCAACTCGGCCGGTCTGTTTGTGGAAGTGATCTGCAAGTGGAATGCTCCGTACGTGGTTTCTGCCACCACCGAGCCGTCTACTGGCGTTTTCGTCACTACCAGCACTGTGACCGGCGGTCATCAGTATCTCAACCCAACCGGCGTGTAAGGAGTAACTTAACATGGCTATTTCTCGTGCCCAGCTACTCAAAGAGCTGCTCCCTGGCCTCAACGCACTGTTTGGTCTTGAGTACAAGACCTACGGCGAAGAGCATAAGGAAATCTTTGAGACCGAGACCTCTGAGCGTTCGTTTGAAGAGGAAACCAAACTGTCTGGCTTCTCCGCCGCTCCGGTGAAGAACGAGGGCAGTGCGATTGCCTATGACAACGGCCAAGAGGCTTGGACCGCCCGCTATAACCACGAAACCATTGCCCTGGGTTTCAGCTTGACTGAAGAGGCCATTGAGGACAATCTCTATGACACTCTGTCGAGCCGTTACACCAAGGCTCTGGCCCGTGCTATGGCGTACACCAAGCAGACCAAGGCTGCTGCAGTTTTGAACAACGGCTTTTCGTCTACCTACCCCGGTGGCGATGGCGTCGAACTGTTCTCGACCGCACACCCGCTGGTCTCTGGCGGCACCAACTCCAACGAGCCGTCTACCCCTGCTGATCTGAACGAGACTTCCTTGGAAGCCGCCGTTATTCAGATCGCTGGCTGGACGGATGAGCGTGGTTTGCTGATTGCAGCTAAGCCTCGCAAGCTGATTGTTCCCCCGAGCCTCCAGTTCGTGGCGACCCGTCTGCTTGAGACCGAGCTGCGCGTTGGCACCAACGACAACGACATCAACGCTATTAAGAACAACGGTTCGATCCCGGAGGGTTACACTGTTAACCACTTCTTGACCGACACCGATGCGTGGTTCCTGACCACCGATGTTCCCAACGGCCTGAAGCACTTTATCCGTACTCCGCTTGCCACTTCTATGGATGGCGACTTTGATACGGGCAACGTCCGCTACAAGGCTCGCGAGCGTTATTCGTTCGGCTGGTCTGACCCCCTGGGCGCTTTCGGTTCGCCGGGAGCTTGATAGGGAATTAGTGGTGACAAACCATTAATTGAGACGGGGGCCTTGTGCCCCCGTTTCTTTTGCTGTATATTGAGATTAACCGGAGTTCCCGGTGTGTCAGACTGATCCGGCAGATGCGTACACAACTGACACGCTGATCTTTGTACGAAGGACAATTCAAATGGCTGTTTCAACCACCCAATCAATTTGGCGTTCTGGTGGCGGCGATCAGACGCGCACCGCTTATTGCGGCTCTGGCGTGATGGTTGCTGAATGGTATGTTGGCAATGTTGCCACCCAGACCGGTAACGTGAAGAACGGACCTAACGGGCAGGATATCATTCTTCCCGCTGGCGCAGTAATCATCGAGCTTGCTACCGACGTTGCATCTACAACCTCTGGTACGCTGGACTTTGGCTTTACCCTGTACACCGCAGGCACCGCAAGCCCCACCGCGCTGGCCAACGAGCAGCCCACTACTCGCACCTCGACGACTCTGGCAACCGCTAGTATTCCCGGTGCATCGTTTGCAGTTCCTATGTCCACCACCGATCTGGTGTACCTCACTGCGGTTACGGGCGCATCTGCTGGTACTGGTCCTTGCGCTGGGCACATTGTTTACTACGTTGCCGATCCTCTGCTTGGCCAGCAAAGCGCCTAATTAGGAGCCCATCATGGGTATGCAATACGACGTTAAGTCGGCGCACATGGTCGCTACGGGCGTGGCGGTTAACTACCGCACACGCATCAAAGGGGCCATTGTGTCTGCAAACACTAGTGCGGCTACTCGTAATACCGTGTTTGCAAACAATGTGACGCAAACCGGTACTTACGGGCGGTCTACGAACACTGTGACGGTGACTATCACCAATCACGGCCTCACTTCTGGTGACCGCGTTTGGCTAGACTTTTCTGCTGGTACAGGCGGTACTGCGACAGACAACGTCTATGCGGTCACGGTTTCAGACGCCAACACGTTCACGGTAACGGACTCTGCCAGTGGCACCCTCACCGGGTCTCCGGCGGTTGTTATGTATGCCCAAATTCTTTTGGAGGCCGATTCTTACAACGCGACCGCGTTTAACGTGATCATCCCTGGCGAGGGCATTTTGGCTGAGAACGGCATCTTTGTTGGTCTTGTTGCTAACGTGACCACCACGGTGTTCTATGGCTAA